GCCGACCTGCGCGATGCCGACCTGAGCGATGCCGACCTGAGCCGAGCCGACCTGAGCGATGCCGACCTGAGCGATGCCGACCTGAGCGGTGCCGACCTGAGCGATGCCGACCTGCGCGGTGCCGACCTGCGCGGTGCCGACCTGCGCCGAGCCGACCTGCGCCGAGCCGACCTGCGCGATGCTAACCTACACTGTGCCTACCTGAGCAATACGTTTATAGATCAAATGATGTGGAATATTTATACGGCTTTTTACCAACTGCAATGTCCGGAATCCGGCTCTTATATCGGTTACAAAAAGGCGAGGGGACTTATTGTGGAGTTGGAAATCCCCGCAGATGCACAACGCTCCTCCGCCACTAGCCGAAAATGCCGAGCCAGTAAGGCCAAGGTATTGAGCATCACAGATATTGACGGGAATCCTGGTTACGACCAAGTAAGTAGTGATTATGATTCTGACTTTGTTTATGCGCGAGGAGAAACCGTTGAAGTGTCTGATTTTGATGACAATCGGTGGAATGAGTGCTCCACTGGTATCCACCACTTCATTACCCGGGAAGAAGCAGTCAAGTACATATAAAATCGCCGCTCCCCGGTGTGCGAGACCGGAGGGCGGCAAGGGAAACGATATCTATCCTTATTATCGGAGAAAGAAGCTGATTTGTCAATGCTGAATACCACAAATATTTCTGCCCTGCTGCGCTGGGCGATGGAGAATATCGGCTACCCAATCGACGAGATTAACGCCCTGGACTGGACAGTACATATCCGCCTGTCAGATGGCCGAACCGGATTTCTTTATATGGGCTAGGACGGCTGCCCGCGGGCGGCGCTTCCGGCGATTGCCTGATATGGAGTGGTGGCTACCTTTTTCTCCATACAGGGATGTGCAGCAAGAACCAATTGTAGGGAATTGTCCAAATTGCGGAGCAGAACTTTACCAGAACGAGGAAATGTGCCAGAAATGTAAGGAGGAACAAAATGACACTGTATGAAATTGACCAGGCGATTCAAGGTCTGGTAGACCCGGAGACAGGGGAACTAATGGACTATGAGGCGTTTGCCGCGCTCCAGATGGATCGAGACGCCAAGATTGAGAATATGGCTCTTTGGTACAAGGATTTGATGGCCGACGCCAAGGCCATCAAGGAGGAGGCGGACACACTCAATGAGCGCAGAAAGGCCCTGGAGAACAAGGCGGAACGGCTGAAATCCTATCTGTCCCTTGCATTAGACGGCGAGAAGTTCCAGACGGCCAGGTGCTCCGTCACTTTCCGCAAAACCTCGTCCGTTCAGGTGTCCAATTCGGAAGCCCTGATCCGCTGGCTGGAGCAGAACGGCTATGACGCGGAGTGCGTCAAGTACAAGGAGCCGGAGGTCAGCAAAACTGGAGTTGGTAAGCTCATTAAAGACGGTGTTCCAGTCCCCTACGCCCACATTGAACAGGGCAGAAGTGTGGGGGTGAAGTGATGGACAAGTTCCGTCTGCTGGAGGCTTCCGACATTGAGGTGAAGGTCAAGCAGGTCAAAAAGAATGGGGCGGTTCTCCTTCTTTATAAGACGGCCAGGACAGACATGGATATCCTGGATGAGACGGTTGGCTCTGAAAACTGGACAAACGATTACCGGGAAATCAAAGGGAACCTGTATTGTGGGATTGCTATCCGTGAGGGAGACGCCTGGACGTGGAAGTGGGATTGCGGAATAGAGTCCAGGGAGGACGGCGAGGGCAACGAGAAAAAGGGGGAGGCAAGCGACGCATTTAAGCGTGCCGGTTTCCGATGGGGCATTGGCAGAGAGCTTTATACCGCCCCGTTTATTTGGGTACCCTCTGAGAAAATGAACATTCTGGAATCCAACGGGAAGTTCCGCACCTTTGACACCTTCTCGGTTGAGAAAATTGCATACGGTGACAACCGTAGGATTTCTGGTTTATCTATCCTGAACAACCGGACAGGAAAGCGGGCGTTTGTATGGGCTATGAGCTGATAAACGAGATCGGCGCAAAGTCTGCACTCCTGGATAAGGCGATCGGGCAGCTCGGAGCCCGCGGCAGGGCATATGCGCAGGCGGAACGCGATTACAGGGTAGCCCTTCGAAAAGCTGTGTTGGAAGCCAGGGCGGAGGGCACGCCTGTAACCATTATCTCTGATATTTGCCGTGGTGACGCGGAGATCGCCCGACTACGCTTGGAAAGAGATATTGCTCAGACAGTGTACGAATCCGCACGGGAGGCCATACAGGGCTACAAGCTGCAAATTCGCATCCTGGACGCACAGTTAGAAAGGGAGTGGGCGCGTGCATCGAGAGACTAAGGCCACCGCCATATCCGCCGCAACCAAAAAGGCCGTATGGGAGCGGGACTTTGGGCGGTGCGTACTCTGCGGCTCCATCAACGCAGGGCCACACTGTCATTACATACGGCGGAGTCAGGGCGGTCTTGGGATTCCAGAGAACATTTGGACAGGCTGCCAGCGGTGCCATGCGGCATTTGACAACGAGGGGGCGGATGGTCTGCTTCATAAACACATGCAGGATTACCTCCGCACTTTATACCCAGGATGGGATGAATCAAAACTGATATACAAGAAAGAAGGGCCAAAATGCTAAATAGAGTTGTGATCCAGGGCCGCATTGGAAAGGACATCGAACTGCGTCACACGCAGTCCGGTGTCTCGGTGGTCAGTTTCTCCATCGCGGTTGACCGGGATTTTAAAGACAAGGCCACTGGCGAAAAAACCACCGATTGGGTTAATGTGACCGCATGGCGCTCCACGGCGGAGTTTGTAAGCAAATATTTCTCCAAGGGCCGCATGGCTGTGGTAGACGGCAGATTGCAAACCAACATCTGGACAGACAAGGACGGGAACAAGCGGTCGAGCCTGGAGGTTGTGGCTGATAGTGTGTACTTTGGCGACAGCCGGAAGTCGGAGGGGAACGCACCAGAGTCTGAATTTCCAGAACAGAATGGGCAGGAGTTCTCGGAGGTGGACGACGACGGAGAGCTCCCGTTCTAGGGCGGTGATGGGTTGACTTACATTGATTACCTTAATGAGTTCAACCGTTGGATCGAAAACAACCACTTGACGCTTCCGGCGCAGGTCTTGTACTTCAGGCTGCTGAACGTATTTAACCGGGCTGGGTGGCCTGAGTGGGTTCCAGTAGACACCATTCGGTTGCAGGTAATGACAAATGGATTGTCAAAGCCATCCGCTTACAGAGCGAGGGACGAGCTTGTAAAGGCTGGATTTATCCGATACCAGCAAGGGAAAAAAGGGGCCCCGAGCCGCTATTCCCTATCGGAACAATCAAATTCTGGTATTGATTCTTTACAGGAAACGTTACATAAACCTTTACAGTTTCCTTTACAGAATCCTTTACAAGAAACTTTACCCATATATAAGACTAAGACTAAGACAAAAGAAAAGACTCCTACGGAGTCAAAAAGAAAAGTGTTTGTTCCTCCCACGGTGGACGAGGTGAGGGAATACTGCCTTGCACGCAAAAACGGCATAGACCCGCAGGAGTTTGTGGACTACTACGCGGCCAGAGGGTGGATGCTGGGGAAAGCCAAAATGAAAGACTGGAAAGCCGCTGTGCGGACGTGGGAGAAGCGCAGGAAGGGGGGGTACCATGACCAGCCAGAGCGATATTTCACTGCTGCTGACATTCCGGGCAGAAATGATTGACCCATCCCTGCCGACAGGGCTTTGGTGGTGCGCTACGCCGGAGGACGCGGCGGCGGTTGGTATTAACGCCGTGTGCAAGAACAGATATGCGGCTTGGGAGGACTTAGCTGCCTGCACGGAGTTTATCACCCAGTTCTGCTATGTGTTCGTCGCAACACCAAACGATGCAGACCGGGAAGAGATTGTAGGCCAGCTCCAGAAGTGGGTGCCGGTCACTATCCTTGTGGCGGATAAGGCGGCGTTTCGCGGGAATGAATCAGTGGTCGAACTGCTGGACAATGCTGGCCCAAAGGCGGTAGAAAGCCTTTTGTTTGGCGCTTTGGATGTGCCGAGGCCGGGGCTGATTGACCTGTCGCAAGTGGAGATGGACGCGCCCATTTCGCAAAACCGCATGATGTCCGGGCTGGTGCCGCTGGACTACTGCACCGGCGGATTCCGGGGAGGCGAATTGTCAGTATGGACAGGCAGGCGCGGCGAAGGGAAATCGACGCTTCTCGGGCAGATGCTCGTGGAATCAATCAACCAGAACCGAACTGTATGTGCCTATTCCGGGGAGCTCCCGGCGAGGCAGTTCAAACGGTTTGTGCTGCCGCAGATCGCAGGGCCGAGGAATCTTGTAGAGCAGCCAGACCCCAGAACGGGGCGGATGGAGTACGCGCCGTCAAAAGAAGCTGTTCGGGCGATTGACCAATGGCTGGAAGGGAGCTTTCTCCTGACCGATTTGCGACAGTCAAATGCCCATGACGAGGACAACATACTGCGCCTGTTTGAGTATGCCTACCGCCGATACGGGTGTTCGGTGTACTTGGTGGACAACATCATGACCGCAAGTCTGAAGGGAGAAGTGGAGCTTGGTCATTATGGGGCCCAGAAAGCTTTTACGCAGAGACTCAGCGCCTTCGCAAAACGCCACGATGTACATGTGCATCTGGTGGCCCATCCCAGGAAGGCTGGAGAGGAGCGGGGACTGACAGCAGACGACGTTGCGGGGGCGGCGGAGATTACCAACCTCGCTGACAATGTTTTTTCTGTTGAGCGGGCAAAAGAATCTGACGAAGTTGACTCCAGGATCAGGATTATCAAGGCCAGAGAGACCGGCAGCCGCGAGGTAATCCCGCTGATGTTCGACGCCAAATCACGGAGATACTACGACGCGGGAGGAAATCCGACAAAGAGATATAGTTGGGAGGCAGCCAGAGATGGACATGGATAGGAAAACAGCGGTGGTGGTGCTGGAGGGGCTGCGCATGAAGTACGAGGCGATAAGTGCCGAGTCAGAATTTGCACCGGTGTACCAGGAAATCATAGCCGCAATTGATATGGCATTGGAGGCGCTGAATGAATAAATACGGCAACAAGAAGGCCGTGCGAAACGGCATTACATTCGACAGCCAGAAAGAGGCCGCACGGTATGACCAGCTCATGCTTCGGCTTTGTGCCGGAGAGATTCGGGATCTGAAGCTCCAGCCGGAGTTCACCCTCCAGGAGGCGTTCACGACACCGCTAGGGGAGCGTGTGCGGGCCATCAAGTACCGGGCCGACTTCTCATACCGCCGGGCGGTCAAAGAGGGTGTAGACACCCGATGGGAGGTCGTGGTGGAGGACGTGAAGGGCTACAAGACCAAAGAATACAAGCTGAAGAAAAAGCTCATGGCCGGGCGCGGAATCCATGTGGTGGAGGTGTAAGCCGTGATAACCGCAGATCCCTACGGCATCAGCGGAGCGGTGGCACCCTGGCGCAGTCTGGACGCGATGGAGCCTATTGCGGAGCGCAGAATTACGGAGCGGGATACAGAGGAGGCCGAACTCTGTGGGCGGTGCCCGCTGCCGGACTGCAACCCGAAAAGAGTTGGCTGCCTCCTACGTACCCAAGTAAAAAAGCCCAGACCATCCCGTGATTTGCTGGAACGTATGTCGTTGGACGGGAATGGGCCGGAGGAGATAGCACAGGCAACCGGATACTCCATATCAACCACCAAAGAGTACATGAAACAGTTTTTTCGAGACGGACCGTGTGAGCGCTGCTCGTCCAAGAGCATTTGTGATGCGGCAAACGGGACGTGTAGCCGCAAAGAGCGGTGGAAAGCAGTCAAGGAGGCGCTGAACGATGGCAAGGGCGATTGATGCAGACCGACTGAAACAGGCCATAGACCATGATTATTATGAGCATTACACCAAATATCACGATAGCGACCAAACAGCCCTGATTGATATGGTGATGGACGATATTGACGAGATGCCCACCCTCACCCCGCCGAACGAGCCGCTGACGCTTGGACTGGTCGATAAGTATGGCGCACCTCTGTATGCAGGTGACACCGTGGCTGCTGACAAATTTTTTATGTACGCTATCCGGTACGGAAGCCACAATGTAAACCCGAAGCAATGTGAACCCGCCTATCAGGTCGGGTGGTATCTGGAAATTGTTTGGGCACTCTACAACGAAGACAAAACGTATATCGGGCACACTGAGGCGCTGTATGACATTGGTGGAGTGGCTGCCAGATACCCGGCCCATTGTGCGGATACTACGGAGGGAGTACAAAACCTGCTGTTGTATAAGCACCGCCCACCGGAGGTATCGCCATGAGACACCAATACACCCGCGCAGAGCTGGAATCCATCACCCAGGAGACCGCAATCTACATTGAGGGAGCAGGCATAGCGCAACTCCAATGGGGCGGTTTGGAGATTGCTCAGGGCGTGAAGGACGGGTACCTATACTGCAAGCATATCAAACCGTTTTCTATGGATCTGTACGGACAATACTGGACGGCCTGGGATGGGCCGCCGGAAAGGGGAAAAAATAATGAAAATCCCAGCGGAATTTGAGGACATTTTCCGGGGTGTAGAGTTGACGGAGAGAGAGGCCCTGTTCCTGAGCTGGATAACCAGCTGGGACGATTATACAATCCAGAACATGAGGACCGTGTTGGAGAAAGTTCGGAGCACCCTCTCCACGCTCCAGGCCGAAAACGAGAAGCTGCGGGCCGCACTACGGAGGGAGCAGGATGGCTAAAACACCGGATTGTTGCATTGAAGCAAATGAGCAACGCCCATGTGCTATTTGTGGAAAAATGACGAAATATGTTGAATATTGCGTAGAAAGTCCCCTGTGTAGTAATGAATGTATAAAGACGTTCTATGACAAACTTTACAAGAAGGAGCACGAATGAAGGAGTACATCGAGAGGGTAACTGCGCTGAACGCGCTGATAAGGGCATTGGGGTATTGCCAGTGTGCCAATGATGTGATAACTCGTATCCCCGCCGCCGACGTTGCGGAGGTGAGGCACGGGAGATGGGACGCGTCTGACAGATATAAGTTTTTAGACGGAAGCACTTGTATTCGGTGCACTGAATGCGGCGCGGCATTACATCTGGACGAATACCAAAAGTACCATTGGCACTACTGCCCCAACTGCGGCGCTCGCATGGACGAGGAGGACGAGCATGAGGCTGATTGATAGAAGCGAACTACTCGATAAATTCAATTTGGAATGTAAAACTGCTCAAGAGCGATATATGGCATTGATAAACGCCCCTACCATCTCCGCCGTGCCTGTGGTCAGGTGCCGGGAGTGTATATATGCCACCAGACCGGGAGACAACATCGTCTACTGTGACAATTTTGAGCGTGACATGATGCCGGACGATTATTGTAGCGTTGGAGAGCGAAAGGAGGCCGACCATGAAGCTTAGGAGCAAGAAACTGTTAGATGTAGATCAAGCGAGCGCAGAGTATTGCGCCAGCAGGATGGACTGTGAGAGCTGCCCAATCGACGAAGCAATGAAGAGCGACTGCAAGATCTATGATTGCGTTAAATGGTGTGAAGACCATCCCCACGAAGTCGCCAGTCTTATAGGCTACGAGGTGGTGGAGGATGATATGCCGGAGGTGGCAAAACATAAGGAAACCAACACCATAGAAGGTATGTGCTGCGACTGTGCTCACGGCGGCCCCGGCCCCTGCTGCTCCTGGGATGAGAACGAGGGCTGCCAGTACCGGAAAGAGGACGGAAGCTGCTGGGTGCCATACACAAAGGGGGATGCCAACCTGGACGAAGCCATCGAAAAGTACCTGAAAATCAAGGAGGAGGCCAACATGAAAGAGAAATGCCCTATTTGTGATTACGATATTGAGCACTGCCAATGCTGTTTCGGCGGGTCTGCTCATCCAGATAGGAGTAAGAGGGAAGCCGTGGTAAGAGACCATCTGTATCTTTTCTCTGATGAGCAAGTACAGCACATTATTGAGCTTGAAAGATATTGGAGAATAAGTTATTTGGATGAAGAAAAAGAGAAAATCCGGGAGGAATTGGAGCGGAAGTACAACCCAGTTCTGATGCCTGCGCCGGTGGAGGAGGCCAACATGGACAAGCCGAGAATTTGCGAGGTGCTGGGGGTTGAGGTAGACGAAGAATTTACATACGATTTCGGCGCAAATCAGGTAAATAGAGGCACCTTCAAAATTGGGGCAGACGGAAAGCGATATTATAAGACGGGAGATTTGTGGAGCCCTTGCTACAATGAGGATGATTTGGCTGTAATTATCAACCACCCCGACCGCATCATCCGCAAGCCCCGTTTCACCCAGCAGGAGGTGGAATCAGCAAAGATAATTAGCGTGCTGTTTCCCGAAGCAACACACATTGAGCGGTTGCGAGGCAGTAAAGTTTTAGGCATAACTGGAGCCAAAGATGGGTGGATTGCAGATATTGAAAGCTCACTATTCCCGGAAATCAAGTCAGGTCAGTCCGTCACCCTTGACGAGATCATCGGAGGTGCCTAATGACCAGAGAAATCCTTTTCAAAGCCAAGCGGCTCAGTGATGGCGAGTGGGTGAAAGGGAGCTTGATTTCGTTTGCAGATGGAGGGCGAGCGATTTTACCATCTGAGAGTGCTGTGCTTTACAAGAAGGGCGCGTCTCTTTTTTCTACCGTAAATTGTCTTGAGGTTGACCCCTCCACGGTCTGCGAGTACACCGGCCTGACCGACAAGAACGGGAAGAAAGTGTTTGTTGGGGACATTGTAAAATGCAGCCGTGGTTGCCGCCATGAGGTGGTATGGGTTCATGAACACGGCGGAACCTTTATCGGAGGAATGCCAGCAATCTGTCTATCTGACTTGATGCCAGGATACGCATGGACGGGGGAGGAAGAAATTATAGGCAACATCCACGACGGGGAGGGCGGACAGCATGAGTGAGTGGGAAGAACTGCCCTATACAGATTGGCTTGAAGAGACAGTCAAAACAATCTTTGAGCAAAATCCAGATAAAATCTCGGTATGCGCCAGGCTTAAGGACGACTGTACCCTGACAGCATACTATCAATGTGACGCAGAAGATAAAGCTGTTTTCGCTCACCATATAACTGCGGACGCGATGCTTGATATTGTACTGAACAATATCGGCACAGTAAAGGAGGCGCTAAATGATTTTGAGCCAGAAGAACCGAAGGAGGGATAGCCCGTGAACGAGTTCCCGGAGAGGCTGAGGAAACTACGGGACAGGAAGCATATAAAGCGATATGTTCTATCAGAAAGATGTGGCTTGCACTCTGACGCAATCAGAAGGTACGAAAGAGGGGAAGCAAAACCAGACTACGACTCACTGATTGCCATTGCGGACGAGCTTGACACGAGTCTTGACTATTTGACTGGCAGGGACGGATATATAAAATTTTGAAAATTCCCCTTTAAAGGGGAAAAATAGAGAAATATTACTTTAGAATGGGAGTGTGGGAGCGTGTGCCCCCGCGCTCCCACTCTTTTTCCGCCCCCTTTTTCCCCCTCTTCCTTCCCCCCTATAACCCCCTATCTATTATCCCCTATAATCCCCCAGAAAAGAAAGAAAAAGAGAGAGCGCGCTCTGTCGGTGGCGGTGGGGGGCATTTGTAGACTCTACTTAGGCGAGAGGTGGTGAGTGTGGCATTAACGCCAAAGCAGGAAAGATTTGTGCAGGAGTACCTTGTGGATTTGAATGCCGCACAGGCTGCTCTTCGGGCAGGGTATAAAAACCCTGAAATTGGGCGGCAGCTAATTACGAAAAATAACGTTTCTTCCGCAATTCAGGAAGCAAAGAGAGCTAGAAGTGAACGGACAGAGATTACACAGGACTATGTGCTTGCCAAGCTGAAGGAAATCACAGATAAACCGGCCTCGGATGCGAATGACAGCGATCTGAAGTATTCCAGCAAGATAAAAGCGCTTGAATTGCTGGGAAAGCATGTGGGAGCGTTTGATGGAAAGGCAAACGGCGATGGAGATATGGAGGTCAAGGTGGTCATAGATGTCTGAGATTCGTTTATCGTCCGTCCTTGGACCTGCATTCCACCTACTGGCTCGTGACGTATTCCAACACGGACACACACACTATGATTTGTCTGGTGGCCGAGGCTCGCTTAAATCTTCCTGCGTCTCCCTGCTGGTGCCGCTTATCTTGCTGACCAATTCAAACACCCACGCCTTGGTACTTCGCAAAGTGGCGAACACCATCCGGGACAGCGTGTATGCACAATATCTATGGGCAATCGGAGAATTGGGTATGGCGGCGTACTGGGACGCTAAGGTACAGCCCATGGAGCTGATTTACAAGCCGACTGGGCAGAAAATCATGTTCCGGGGCGCTGATGACCCCATGAAAATAAAGTCCATCAAGGTTCCGTTCGGATATATCGCTGTAACACACTTTGAAGAAAAAGATCAGTTTTCCGGTCGAGCGGAGATTCGAACCATTTTACAATCTACCATGCGCGGCGGGTCGAAGTTCTGGAACTTTGAGAGCTACAATCCACCCATCAGCCGGGACAACTGGGCCAACAAAGACAGCTTGGAAGAAAGAGCGGACAGGCTGTGCCATAAGAGCACATACTTGGAGGCCCCGCCGGAGTGGTTGGGGGCACAGTTCCTGGCAGAAGCTGAACACTTGAAGACCACGGACGAGAGGGCCTATCGCCATGAATACTTGGGCGAAGCTGTCGGCACTGGCGGGAATGTATTTGAAAATCTGGAGCTGCGGGAAATCACAGATGAAGAGACGTCTCGTTTTGACCGCATCTATCAGGGTGTGGATTGGGGCTGGTTCCCTGACCCATTTGCCTTTATCCGCCTCCACTATGATCGAGCCAGGGAGACAATATACCTAATGGACGAGATATACCAAAATAAGCTGACCAACGAGGCGAGCGCGAAGTTGATTCTTTCCAAGGGATACAAGGATGCTTACATTACCTGTGACAGCGCAGAGCCTAAATCATCAGCAGACTATCGGGCGATGGGCCTTCCGGCAAAAGAGGCAATTAAGGGGCCTGGAAGCGTGGAATATGGTATGAAGTGGCTCCAGAGGCGGAAGATTGTCATTGACCGCAGAAGGACTCCAAACGCTTATAACGAGTTTGTGAATTATGAGTATGAGCGAAATAAGGATGGGGAGATCATCAGCGGGTATCCTGACGAGAATAACCACCTTATTGACGCTACAAGGTATGCACTTGAGCGTGTATTCAGAAGAATGGGGGCAACTGCTTGAACATAAACGATAAGCTGAAAGAGCTGGGCTTTGCCACCATCAGCGAAGACTTTTATCGCAAAGTGCAGGAATGGAAAAGCTGGTATATTGGAGATGTGAAGGGCTTCCACCGGTACAAGGTTCGAAACGGAACGAGCATGGTTAAATGCAAGCGCTTCACGCTTAACATGGGCAAGAAGATCCCGGAAGATTGGGCAAACCTCCTGATGAACGAGAAGGTGGAGATCACCCTGGAGGGGCAACGGGAACAGGAATTTATTGACCGCGTGTTCGCAGAAAACAATTTTCTGGTCAAGTCAAACGAGATGCAGGAGAAGGCGTTTGCACTTGGGACGGTGGCGTTTATCCCCCGTGTAGTGGGAATGAAGGCCACGGAAGAAGGACCTGTACCTGGTAGTGCTGACGGCATTGTGATGGATTATGTGACCGTGGAGCATATCTGGCCGCTAGCATGGCAGAACGGAATCATTACGGAGTGCGCCTTTGACAGCATCGTGACCGTCAACGGTGAGGATTATTGTTACCTCCAAATTCACCACAAAGTAGATGGCTTATACGATATTGAGAATCGCATCTATCATTACTGCAATAACAATGTGGATGCAGAACTGGCCTTATCCGATGTCAAGGGATTTGAGTTAGTCCCTCCCGTGGTACATACCGGATCAGATCAGAGGCAGTTTGTTATTGACCGGCCTAATATAGCCAACAATTTTGACGATTCCCCGCTTGGAATTTCTGTCTATGCAAATGCCATCGATGTCCTTAAGGGCGTAGATGTGGCTTATGACAGCTATGTAAATGAGTTTGTCCTTGGGAAAAAGCGCATCATGGTCAAGCCGTCTGCAACCAAAGACCTCGACGGAGAGCCATTTTTTGACCCGGACGACTTGGCTTACTATGTACTCCCGGAGGATGTAAGCGACGGTGCGGTCATCACGCCCATCGACATGACACTCCGTACCCAGGAGCACAACACGGGCATCCAAGACCAACTGAATCTACTGTCCAGCAAGTGTGGCTTTGGAGAAAACCATTACCGCTTCGACCAGGGGAGCATTACCACAGCCACCCAGGTCATTAGTGAAAACAGCACCATGTTTCGTACCATCAAGAAGCATGAAATCATTTTGGAACAGGCCATTACAGAGCTGTGTCATATCATTCTTCGGCTCGGTAATGCAGCCATGAACGCCGGGTTGGACGAAGAAGCTAAAGTGACTATTGATTTTGATGATTCCATCATTGAGGACAAGACCACGGAACGAAATAATGACCGGCAGGACCTTGCGGCAGGCATTATGAACGACTGGGAGTACCGCATGAAGTGGTACAACGAGGACGAGGCCACGGCAAAGAAGATGCTGCCAAAGATGGAAGATTTGACGGACGAGGGAGAGGAGGAAATTGAGTAGTGGGCGGTAGAGGAAGTGCGGGCGGCGTTTTTTTGGGCGAGAAACAATATAGGCGCTTAGAAGATAGCGCCCAGCGAAATGACGCAATTCAAAACGGAATTCGTGCAAGAGCGAGGTACTATGAATATACGGACAGTACCGGGAAAGTTCATCGGGGAGAAACGGGAGCAAATACCCCCGGCGGCACATATCGTGCAGCTTATAATGAGCAAATTGCAGCATATTCTCGGCAAAGCACACAATCTCTTGAAAAAGAGCGCGAAACTCTGAAAAGAACATCGAACGACCAATACCAAAGATTTGCGAGGAGTGCCGCAAGTAAAAGCGCTTCTCAGGTTAGAGGATTTGCGGATGCGGACGCAAAAATCAGAATGATTGACCAAATTCTAAGCCGAAGGCGCAGGAATAGGAAATGACTAACTTTGAAAACCTTGATAAGTTTATGTTTCCCGGCGTTGGTCGCTATGACATCCCGCAAATAGAGCCGGTAACGGCATATCCGCAAGGCGATTTTATACCCATGAATTACGCCAACAGTGCAAAAGGACCAGCGAGCAAGATTGTCCATTGTTTCGTTGACGATTACCAGTTCACCCGCTATTGGAACCGTCCAGATGACTACATAAAGAAGTTATCTCAATTTGCGGCGGTGTGCTCCCCGGACTTCTCAACATACACGGATATGCCGCTTGCAATGCAGATATACAATCACTACCGCAAGCACTGGCTTGCGGCATATTGGCAGTTGCATGGTATCACAGTATATCCGACGATTAGTTGGAGTGATGAAGATAGCTACGAATGGTGCTTTGACGGTGAGCCGGTTGGCGGAGTTGTGTCTGTTTCAAGCGTAGGCACACAACGGAGCAAGGAAAGCAAGCGTCTTTTTCTCCGTGGGTATGAAGAGATGATGAAACGGTTGGAGCCGTCATGGGTCATTTTTTATGGACATGTCCCAGAAGAGTGCGACTGGAATGTAATTCGGGTTGCGCCGCATTATGACGAAATCGTGAAACGGAGGAAAGCGCATGAAATATCCGTTTCAACCGGAAGTTCTTGACGCCTTGCCCGAAGAGCTGGCGGAGCTGTACCGCTCTCTTGAACTGACACTCCTTGAGGAAATATGCTCCCGATTAAAGATGGCCGGGCAGCTGAACGAGGTCACGGTACAGGATATACGGGCACTCCGCTCCCATGGCATTGACCTAAAGGGCATAGAAAAGGCCATCCAGCGCACCGCAAACATCAGCCAGCGGGACTTGCAAAAGCTCTTAGACGACGTGGCGGAGCGGAACCAGCGGTACTACCAGGATGTTATGGACATTGCGGGTGTAACGGCACCGGAAACACTGGTTAGCATCGAGGACACATGGGCTATCTACGAGCAGACCAAACAGACATTCCATAACATGACCGGCTCTATGGGCTTTCTGGTGGACAACGGGCGGACGATGCTTCCCACGGCCAGGGCCTATCAATGGGCGCTGGATAACGCTGAAATGCAGATCACGAGCGGTGCCATCTCTTACAATCAGGCCATCAAAAGCGCCGTCAAACAGCTTGCGGACAGTGGTATCAAGATCGTGGATTATGAGAGCGGACACCGAGACCAAATCGACGTGGCAGCCCGCAGGGCGGTGATGACAGGCGTATCCCAGATCTGTGCCAAGTACACGGAGCAGAGCGCAGAGTATCTGGAAACACCTTATTTTGAAGTGTCCGCCCACATCGGGGCTCGGGACAAGGGTGTTGGCTGGCAAAACCACAAGGCATGGCAGGGCCGTGTGTACTCCGTAAGGACCGGAGACAAGTATCCGAGCATTTATGAGGTGTGCGGGCTTGGCTATGTGGACGGCTTGGAGGGTGCAAACTGCCGTCATATCAGGACTGCCTTTGTGGATTGTGTGATGGAGCGAACATATACCGACGAAGAACTTGCTCACATAGACGATGGGCACGACGTGGATTTTGAGGGAAAGCACTACACAGCTTATGAGGCCACACAGAAACAGCGGCAGGTCGAGCGAACTATCCGCAAGCTGAAGCGAGAACAGACCGCATACAAGGCCGCAGGACTGACGGAGAACTACCAGGCGGTGACTACCCGTATCTGGAGACTGAATCAGGAATACAAGGCGTTCAGCGAGGCGGCGGGGCTACCGTTACAAAGAGAAAGAATGCAGGTTCAATATCCGGAAGAGCTAACCAGCATAAAACAATTTTCCGGTCTGGAATCATATCAAGGGAACATAAAAATTGTCGGTAAATTCTCTTCCAGACAATATCAGGTGCAGCTTGACCCGCCGCAGATTAGCGGCGTGACAGACCACTTTGCAAATAACCTTACGATGAAACCGGATAGATCTGCATTGACGATTGAAGCGTCGCAGAGTATCATAAATAACAGCAGGTTAGTTTTGTATCAGACTGACCGGAATACATTGAAATTCTTGGCAGATAGCGGTTATGTAGTTTTAAGCGTTGACGGGAAGATTGTAACAGCGGTCCCGGAAAAGCTGAGAAAGAAGTATCGGGACTATTTGGAGGGGAAATGATATGGCGAAAAATCACAATGATAAATGCGTTTGCCCTCTTTTTGGGCGAGAAATCCTATATGGAGAGTGCTATGAGGTCCAAGAAGTTCGGGAGGACGAGATGGACATGGAGCTTGCAATAGAGCCGTTTGACGTAGATAAAGCAAATGAAGTCTGCGAGAAGTGCAAGTGGTATGTTATGGAGGACAGCGCGTGATAAAAGAAATTAACGGGAAAACATGGTATTGCTGCCCGTACTGCGGGAAAGCTCTTTTCCCGGTTCGACCGGATACCAAAGTAGAGCACATGCCGTTTCGATGCAAGGCATGTAAGCACGACATGGAAGTAAATATCGCATAGAGCCAAGAGCCTGTGAGCCAAGAGCCATTGAACCGGTTACGAACTGTAACGGTTTGATGGCTCTTTCTATTTTGCCGAGAGGCGTAAAACCGCAGGGCGACGGCCCTGACAATAAACGGAGGTATTTATGAGCGAACCTATCAATAACCCTACCCCGGCCCCTGCGCCGGAGCCCGCTCCTGAGAAAACCTTCACTCAGGCGGAAGTGGATTCCATGATTGGCAAGCGGCTTGCAAAAGCCATGAAGGGAATGCCCAGCGAAGAAGAGCTGACCGCCTACCGCACCTGGAAGGACGGGCAGGCCGGAGAGAAAGAACGCTGGGACAAGCTGACTGGCGAGAGGGATACTCTCTCCGGAAAGCTGACAACCGCAGAAGCGGAGAGAGACCAGTTGAAGCGTGAGTTGTATGTCCTGAAAAAGGGCTTGACCGGCGAGGAGGCGGAGTTCATCGCCTTCAAGGCAGGGAAGATGGTGGACGACAAGACCACCTTTGAGCAGGCCGTGGACGCGCTCACCGCCGACCGCAAGAAGACTTCCTTTGACTGGACTGCTCCAGTGGGCGGAGGGAAGCAAAAAACAGGAGAAAACGATGTAATGAACGCCCTGATCCGGGGCGCACTGAAATGAAAGGAGAACATAAATGGCTGTTGACATTATCGATAGAAGCAAACTTTCTGGGCTTATCCCTGAGCCCGTAACCCGTGAAATTATCCAGGGGGCCGTAACGGAGTCCGCTGTGCTGCGGATGGCCCGGCGGCTGCCCAACATGACCAGCAAGACCCAGACCCTTAATGTGCTGGACGCCCTGCCCACCGCCTACTTTGTGAACGGCGAGGCGACCACCGGCGCGTCCGACTCCAAGGCGTCTCTGAAAAAGACCACCAATATGGCGTGGGACAAGAAGAAAATCTACGCCGAGGAAATTGCGGTTATTGTCCCCATCCCCGAGGCCGTTCTGGACGACAGCGACTACGACATCTGGGGCGAGGTGCGGCCCCGTCTTCAAGAGGCATTCGGAAAGGTCATCGACGCCGCTATTCTGTACGGCACGGACAAGCCGACTTCTTGGCGTGATGGCCTTGTCCCTTCTGCCACTACCGCAAGCGCTGTTGTGACCGCTACCAGCGACATTTTCAAGGACATCATGGGCGAGGGCGGCGTGATTGCCAAAGTGGAGGAGAGCGGCTATATCCCCAACGGCGTAATGGCGGCTATCCAGATGCGCGCCAAGCTGCGCGGCATTGTGGATAAGAACGGTCAGCCCATTTTCAAGACCGATATGCAGGGGGATACCCGCTACGCGCTGGACGGCATGAGCATGTACTTCCCCGTGAACGGTGCTTACGACCCGGAGGAATCCCTAGCTATCGTGGGCGACTGGAGCCAACTGGTCTACGCCATTCGGCAGGATATGACCTTCAAGATTTTCGACAGCGGCGTGGTACAAGATCCCACCACTGGAAATATCCTTTATAACCTGATGCAGAACGACATGGTGGCCCTCCGCGCCGTCATGCGGCTGGGCTGGGAGATTCCCAATCCCATCAACGCCTTCAACGTCGGCAATGAGAACGCCTTCCCTTTTGCTGTTTACGCACCGGCGGGGGGTTAATAGGGTCTGACACTTTAACGCTATTCCCCAGCGGTCAGACCCTATTGGGGAAACAGGTTTCCGAGCTTGTGGGTGATGACCTGAAGGTCTATGCGAACGGCGCTGTAACGGGCACATTTCATTATGTGACCAACTACACCGAGTTCAGCAGCGCCCCGGACGAGCAGAGCGGGTATTATTTCCCATTTCACCTGACAAAGACCGGGACAAAGATGACCTTCAAGAAAAATGGCTCTCCCACAAAGGAAAACATCCTGTTTGACGCGGACATTGTCTTCCAGGTGACCAAGGATGACACCTTCGAGGTGCTTGTTGATGATTCCAGCGTAGCGAAATTTAGTTTCACTGGGGCGACGTTTGAGCCGCAGGCTAAGACGAAAGCCCGTGCGAAGAAGTAAGGAGGCGGCCTGATGGCTTACGCAGATTATGAGTATTACACTGCTGCGTATCTAGGCAAGACTATCCAAAAGGCTGACTTCCCTCGTCTGTCCCTGCGTGCAAGTTATTTCTTGGATTACTACACGCAGGGGCGGGCGGCCTCAAACAGCGAGTTGGATGCACTGAAAATGGCCTGTTGCGCCGTGGCAGAACAGTACCAGAGCATCGACCTTGCCCAGCAAGCGGCCCTGAATGCTCTTAAAAACTCCGCAAATGCTGGAGAGGCCGGAGAGTTGCAAAGCCAGAGTGTGGGTAGCTGGTCCAAAGCTTACCGAAGCGGCGGTGAAAGTGCCCAGCAGGCCACGGCAGTGGCTCAGTCGGCACAAACACATCTTGCATCTGTTGCAGCGCAGTATTTAGCCGGTACGGGCCTTCTATACCGTGGAAGGGGGTGCGGCTATGGACATGTTCCCCCATGTTGTGACGGTCTATAACACCTACGTTGAGACGGACCATTCCACCTTTGAGGAGACCACAGTGAACCACATCACTGTCCTACGGGGAGTCCTCCTGGATGCCTCTAAGGGTTCCAATGTAACCAAGAGCGGGCTGGAAAGCGCGGATGCAGTCAACCTGTACATTCCATTTTCGGTTGAGGCGTTGGACGGTGTGACAGGCATCCAAAGAAGGTATGTCGGGCCAGTCGAGTTCTGGAAAGCAGATGATAAAAGCGACCTATGGACGCTCTCTGTGGCCCGTGATAGTTTTTTCATCAAGGGTGAGGCTATACACCCGGAATGGACGGTAGAGACCATAGAGGCCGACTACGACGGTGTGTACGATATTACTAAAGTCGATGAAAAGGACTTCGGCGGTGAAATGGCTCACTGGGAAGTTGGTGGGGTTTAATGCTGAAATTCAGTTTCCGCGCCGAAGGGCTGGAAGCAATCAGGGACAAGTTGGATGAGGAGTGCACCAAAGCGGAGCATACTGTGGCACTCCAGGTGCGGAAGGACACATCACCATATGTTCCGATGCTTACCGGATCATTGGACAAACGGACGCGGGTAGATGGTTCAGAAGTGATTTACCCAGGCCCATATGCACGCTACTTATATTTTGGAAAACTAATGGTAGACCCGGCTACAGGTAGCAGTTATGCATCAAAGGGCACAACAAAGGTCTTGACTGACAAAAACCTTGTATTTAATACAGCATCACATGCGCAGGCACAATCCCATTGGTTCGAAGCCAGCAAGGCCGAGAATTTGGATAACTGGATTCGGACGGCGGATAAGGCGGTGAAACGTGAACTCTGAGAAAAAAGAGAAACCCCGCATGCTGGCGGCGACAGAAGAAGTGGATAAAATCTCCCGCTCCATGCTGGTGTGGGCCAATACCTTCCCGGAAAAGCCGGTGGACATCATTAAATATGAATTTCTGTCCGCTGACCAGGGAGACGAGACCGGTATGGCATTGTCTACCATCCAGGGGACCTATATCACAAAGCGGTTCATCCTGGGCGGCTATCAGGCGGAGTACCAATTCAAACTAATTTATCGTATTAAGCCTGGGCGCAGCAACGACAAGCGCCTGGAGGCTGACGAGCTACTGGACCACTTCGGTGACTGGGCAAGAAAAAATCTTCCTGATTTGGGAGACGAGATTCGGGCGCTCCGAGTTGAGCCCACCACACAATCCTCTAAATTTGCCGCTTATGAGGACGGTTATGAAGACTACCAGATTTTGATGAAACTGACATATGAAGTTGGCGTTTGAAAGGAGAAAAACAATGCCTGAGTCTGATTTGACTTTTAATACTACGCCGGGCCAGACCGTAGGCCGTGAAATGTTAATTGCTTACCTAAACACTGGAGAGAGCTCTACGCCTACTTGGTCTCCAATCGGTAAGCGTGTAGAGGACAGTTCAGCCGAATACGACTGGCAAACAGAAACCAAAGTTGATATTTTTGGAAATACCTATACCAACGGGAAGAAACCAACCATTACACAAACCTTTGACCCATGTGAGTTGGATGCAGATGACGCAGCACAGGAAAAAATCTGGAACCTTGCTATCAAAGATCAGAACGTGAACGCTTTGATGAATCAAGATATGCTTATTGTCCATCTGTATGCGGGGACGGCCGGAACAGCGGTATTTGCTGAAAGATACTCCTCATGCTCTATTTTGCCGTCCGGGCTCGGTGGTGAAGGCGGTGGCACAATTGGGATGCCAATTGATGTTACATATGGCGGCACCAGAACTGTTGGTACAGCATCGATTAGTTCTGGAACTGTGAAATTCACACCGGGAACCGTGGAGGTTTAACTTATGAAGGAACTGAATTTTGACTCCGGCCTTGTTACATATTCTTTGAATGGCAAGTGCGAGGTGTCGTTCAACCCCACTGACAGCAACTTCGTTGAGCGGCTGTACTCCGCTTTTGAGGATCTGGACAAGAAGCAGGAGAGCTACAAAGCACAGATCGAGAAGATGGTGGACAAGAAGGAAATCTTCGAGTTTGCCAAAGAGCGGGACGCTGAAATGCGCGGCATTATTGACGGCGTGTTCGAGGCCCCTGTGAGCGAGTCTGTCTTCGGCGGCATGAATGTCTATGCCATTGCCAACGGCCTCCCTGTCTGGTGCAACTTGATGATGGCGGTCATGGATGAGATTGATACCACTTTCACCAGAGAGCAGAAGCTTACTAACCCGCGCATCAGCAAGTACACAGCGAAATACCAGAAGTATCAGAAGAAGTAACCAAAGGAGCACGCCATGAGCTATGGACTTCCAAAAAGCGTGGATATAGACGGGCAGGAGTTTGATATCCGCTATGATTATCGGGTTATCCTCGACATTTTCGAGGCCATGAACGACCCCGATTCCAGCGAGGAAGACCGGGCCCTTGACGTGCTCCAAATCTTCTATGTGGATTTTGACGAGCTGACCGACTATGACGCGGCCATGAAAGAGGTTTTTCGATTCATCAACGGCGGCGAGGAGCCACGGAAGCAGAAAGGCCCCCACCTTGTGGACTGGCCTATGGACTTTCCCCGCATCATTGGCCCTATCAACCGTGTGCTGGGCTATGAAGCCCGCGCTGTGGACTACGACATCGAAACCAACACGGGCGGCATCCACTGGTGGACTATCCTCGCGGCCTATGCGGAAATAGGGGACTGCCTCTTTGCCCAGGTCGTCCGCATCCGCGACAAGAAGGCAAAGGGCAAGCCGCTGGACAAGTCTGACAGGGAGTTCTACCGAAAGAACCGTGACATCATCGACATCAAGCAGACTTACAGCGAGGCGGAGAATGACCTCGTCAACCTCTGGACAGGCGCAAAATAAAACCGCCCCAGGAGGGGCGGCTATGATTATCGTATCGTGCATTTTGTCAACTGAACTTGAGCAAGAGGGATTCCATCGCACTCACCAGCGATAGTGATGTAGTCTCCATCCTTTAGCTGTGCAATCAAATCCGTTTGGTCTCCATCCTTCGGGAAGAAGCACTGTATAGGATAAAGGCCATAACCGTCATTTGTTTCGAGCGAAATGCAAGGTGCTTTTGTTAAAACATCCTGCCCGATGTTTTGAATTGTGCCAGTCACAACCAAGATTTTATCCTTATACAGCGCATCGGCATTCACTGCATTCTCCTTATATGCCGCCCACAAGCTGTTGGCTGAGATGGTAATTTCCTCCGGATGGATGTTCTGCGCTAAATTATCGGATGGCTGCGTGGGTGTAGTAGTTGATTGGCTTGGACTATAGCCATCGTTTGACTGACTATCAGAGCGGCCCCCAAAAGTAAGAGATACAGCGGCAATAATAGCAACGACAATCACAGCTGCAAAGGCAACATTTCCCTTAATTTTTCTGCTTCTTTTTTCTGGGGCGTTCTCACTATCGAAAACAGCGGTTTCTGGTGTATTTGTTGCGTATTCACTCTCAACTACGAGGTGTGATCCAGATATTGCTGTGTTTACAACTTTTGCAGTGTCATCCGGCGATACGAGGATTGAAATTGAGCAGTCGATTTTACGCCCCTTTTGGAACGAAAGCGTATGGGGTCCATCTTGAGCGTATGCAGAAACGGTTGTGCCGTTTCTTAAAATCCCAACCACTTTGTCATCCAAAAGTACCGTGAAGTCGACAGCACATCCCCACGGCGATTTTTCTCTTGTAATAATGATTTCTTTGTACCCTTCCAATGTAAATCTCTCCCCTCAAGGTGGTGTTTAATGTGGCCGCTGACGGCTCCATCGTCATTGAAACCAATATTGACAATAAGAAAGCACAAAAAGAGCTGAATCAGCTTGCTAAGAAAATCCAATCGCTTGAAGATCAACTTACGTCCAAAAAGCAGGGGAGGTTTCCTTTAGTAGAAAACCTCAACGTTGTAAATGCGGAGTTGGAGGAGGCCAGGAAGCAGTTATCCATGCTCCAGGACGAACAGAATGCTATCAATGCCGCCATGAAAGCTGGTTCGTCCGCTGATGACTATATGCGTGCCTATTCTGATAGGCCTATGGTCGATTCCCAATTGAAAAAGCAACAAGAAAAGGTTGACGCAATTGAGAAAGAGTGGAGGCAGGCTGAAAAAGCGCTTTCAGATTATGATTCCAAAATTTCTGGCTTAGAAGGAAAGTTGAACCTGGCAAAAGAGGAAGCCGGAGGGCTCCAGCAGAACATGGCAAAGTCCGGCCCTGCCGCCGCCAAAATGGCAAAATCAGTAGATAGAGCGCAAAAGAGCGCAAGCAAGTTTTCTTCTCGTATGCGTGAAGTTATCAGAAGCGCGCTTGTATTCACGGTCATTACACAAGCTCTTGCGAAGTTCCGTGAATGGATGGGGAAAGTCATTAAAACAAATGACGAGGCTAGAGCGTCTATTGCACGCCTAAAAGGGGCTCTCCTGACGCTCGCTCAACCGATGATTGAGGTCATTATACCAGCATTTACAAATTTTGTCGATATGTTGGCCCGTATAATTTCAATGGCCGCCCGGATTACTGCTGCGCTGTTTGGTACAACAGCAGAGAAAGCTGCGGACTCCGCTGAAAATCTGTATGAGGAAACAGAAGCACTTGAAAAAACGGGTGAGGCGGCTGAGGAGGCCGGGAAATCGCTCGCTTCTTTTGATGAAATCAACCAGCTTTCGGGGAGCAGAAATAAAAGTGAATCTTCTAATCAAGATATTGGGCCAGACTTTTCTGCCTTTCAAGAAGGTATGAATAGCGGATGGCTCCAAGAAATGATGGCGAGTGTATCTGCTTGGGTTCCAATTGCATTAATGCTAGGTGGTATTGCACTTGTAGCTATAGGAGCATCTATAGGGAGTTTAGTGCTGGTTCTTTCTGGTTTACTTTTACTTGGAGCTGGCATTGATTTCTCCGGAGAAAATGAACAATTACAGTCTTGGGTTGATGCACTTGGTTTAAATAGTGTGCAAGAGTTTGTGTTATTGGCAATTATACTCGGCGGCATCGCCATGGTTGCTATTGGAGCTTCAACTGTAAATATTTTACTTGTTGTGGCTGGACTAGCTTTGATCGGAGTTGCTGTGGCTTATGCATATCAAAGCGGAATGATGCAAGATTGGGCGGAAGCGCTTGGACTTTCTAGAGCAGCCCAGTTTATAACTGCCGCTCTATTGATAGCTGGATTTGCCCTTATTTGTATTGGCGCAGGACTAGGGAATATTCTTATGGTTATATCTGGTATTGCTTTGATTGCAACTGGCGTCTTTGTAGGGAGTGAGAGTGGAGTTTTTGAATCTTGGGCAAAGACGCTGGGACTTGATTCCGCGTTTGACTATGTAACAGCTGCAATGCAAATAGCTGGATTTGCCCTCATCTGTATTGGAGCGGCAATGGGGAATATCTTTATGGTTATCGCTGGAGCAGTTCTTCTAGGAGCAGGGGTGACAGCAGAAGTAATTGGAGAACAGACACTGATGGCATGGTGGGAAAAACTGAAACTTACAACCGTTGTTCAATGGGTATCTGTCGCCATCCTTTTGGTAGGCATCGTAATGGTAGCTATTGCGGCTGCTACTGGAAATCTTATTTTGCTAATTGCTGGTGCAGTGGTGCTCGGCCTTGGAATTGTTGCCGCAATAAATGATGATCATTTGCAGGATTGGGTTGAAACATTAGGCCTTGAAAAAGTAATGGAGTATGTAACGATTGCAATTTTGCTTGTAGGAATCGGGCTTGTTGCAATCGGGCTAATGACTATGAACGTTCTTATGTTTTTAGGTGGATGTGCACTCCTTATTGCTGGATTTGTCGTTGGGAATGAAAGTGGGACGTTTCGTAGTTGGGTAGAAACATTACATCTTGAAGAGGTGGCTGGATGGGTATCTACAGCAATGCTGCTTGCTGGGATTGCATTAGTCGCTATTGGTGCAATGACATTAAACCCTCTATTCATACTGGCCGGGATTGCACTTTTAGGTGGGGGGACAGCGCTTAAGCTTGGAAGTGGCAGTACGAAGGGGAGTTCTTATTCAGCCAGATCAGGCTTAGGCCGAATGTCAGTACCAAGGCTTTCAATTGATGACGTTCCTGCCCTTGCAAAAGGCGCGGTCATACCGCCTAATAAAGAGTTCCTCGCCGTACTGGGAGATCAAAAGAGCGGGACAAATATAGAGGCTCCAACATCTGAGATTGAAGCCGCTGTTGCCCGTGGGATGCAGCGATATGGTGGCGGCGGCTCCAATACAGTTATCTTGGAAATCGACAAGCAGGTGCTTGGTCGCGTATCTTATCAAGCAACTCAGAGCGAAGTTCAGCGTATCGGCGTAAATTTGGTGGAGGGTTAAATGAGCTATATCAAATTGAACGGCATTGAGTTTGACGCAGATGTTGCAATTTCGACTTATAATCGAAGTTTCAATGTACTAGATGGAGATAATGCTGGCCGAGTGCTTTCCGGTCGAATGATACGTGATGTTATTGGAACCTATCTTGGACATAAGATTACAGTGTTTCGCAGAGGAGACAATTACGAAGGGCTGGATACCTTTTGGGACTATCTGTACCAACACTCAGTCGATGATAGCGTTATGTTGGAGGCTGCGGACGGACAGACAACCATCTCCTACGAGGCGTATTATACTAGCGCATCTCAAGACATGGAGAAGGTAGAAGGTAGCGTAAATTATTGGGGAGAAATAGAGGTAAGCTTTGTCCCGATAGACGCACAGGTCAAGCCGTAAAAAGTGAGGATAGGAGATGGCAAACAAAAACAAAATTGTGTATGGCGACAGAGTGTTTGAGGGCAACAAAATTAAAAGCGGAAATCTTCATATTGCAACATCTCTTCTATCTTCCTCTCTGGAAGCCAATACCTTATCAGTCGTAATTGAGACTGAGGACAGAACAATTACAGAGTTTGAAAGAAACGCTCCAATTGTTTATTTTTATGATGACGTTCAGACCGGTGTGTTTTATGTGAAATCCATTGACCGGAATGGACCCAATACATATAAGATATCTGCAACAAGCGCAATTGGGCTTTTATCTGAAAATCAGCATTATGGAGGAATCTACTCTGGAGAGACTGCATCCGAACTTCTTGCTTCCATATGCGGCACAATACCATACGAGATAAAAACAAATTTAGCAGACATAAAATTGTATGGTTGGTTGCCTATCGCTACAGCAAGGGATAACTTGTCACAGGTTCTATTTGCAATTGGCGCAACTATTCGAACTGATCTAAATGGAGTTCTTCGGATTGCGGCCCTTTGGGATGGAATTAGCGGGAACCTTGGTTTAGACCGAATGTATCAGGGCCCGAGCGTCACTAACGCGGCCAAAGTAACCCAAGTAATTGTTACAGAACACCAATATATAAAATCTGGTGAGTCATCTACACTTTTTGAAGGGGCCACAGAAGCAGGCAGTATTATCACATTTGAAGAGCCTGTTTTTAATCTATCCGCATCTGGCTTTACTATTTTAGAGAGTGGAGCCAACTACGCAAAACTATCTTCAGGTTCCGGAAGGCTTACTGGAACAAAGTATACACACAACAAAAGCCAAATCATACGTGATATTGTTTCAGCCAAAGAGCCGAATGTAAAGAAGGTTGAAAATGCTACGTTGGTATCGCTCATAAACTCTGCGGCTGTCGCAGACCGAATGAAAAATTACTATAAGCATGCTCAATCTATCCAAGCACCAGTTGTCTATAAAGGGGAATCAACAGGAAACCGTGTGTTGACGTGGGACCCATATAACAAAGAACCAGTTACGGCCTGCATTGAAATAGAAGATATTAACATTTCAAATACATTAAAGTCAACTTCAAAAATGCTTGTTGGATATAAGCCACCGCAGACGGAGGACGTTGAGATATTAGAAAATCGAATTGTTTTGTCCGGTAGCGGTACATGGCAAATACCTGATCAGGCAGTAAATGTGCGTGTTGTCGTAATCGGAGCTGGTAACGGAGGTCAAGCCGGAATGGACGGAGAACCTGGTGATGATGGTGCATCTGCTAGTGCTTCGAATGGCGGAACTGGCATTGGAGTTTTTGGGAAAGGTGGATCTGGTGGAAATGGGGGGCACGGAGGAGGAGGGGGCAAATTTCTTACAGTAGATCTTGAAATCGGAGATGATAGGACCCTTCAATTCCAGTGTGGGGCTGGAGGAACTGGAGGGATAGCTAATGGGGCAGAAGGATCTATCGGGACAGAAACAACTATTTCGATAGGTGGGATGGTTTATTCAAGTGGTGATGGAGATTCGACAGGTGCCGGATACACAGACATCATAACAAAAGAAACTTATGCAAAAACAGGAGACATCGGAGCCGATGGAGCCAATGGAGGAAACGGAGGGGAATCAACTGCCTATGAACTATTGAAAGGTGACAGTGGAGAAAATTCAGGAGATATACCTGGTGGCGCTGGGGGCAAAGCCGGAAGTTATAGTGGAGGCTCTACACCGCACAGTTGGCGTGAAGTTGATGGGGGATCTTCATCCGCAAGCTTTACAATCGGAGAAACAATTTCTGGATATACAAAGTCGTCTTTTGACACAAAAACTGGAGAGTGGAGGCTAAGCGACTTTAAATCTGCTACCATAAAGGCAACAGGTACAAGCCCTAATTATTTTTGTACACTTGTTGGGTCTGGAAGTTCACAGTATCGTATAGAAGAACTTGTTGGGAATAATTACACAGAAAACCCTAAAAACGTTCCTGGATATCGTTATAAGACAAACAAAAGTCCAAACTATGGAATTGCATGGCAAAAAGGATACGGCGGCGGTGGTGGCGGTGGCTCTTCTTATAATTCTCCTGGAGGGCAAGGAGGGATAAACGACCAAAATCCATCTTCTTACGGATCTGGAGGAAACGGAGCATCAGGCGATTCAAAGTCTATAGCTACGCTATACGGATGCGGAGGAGACGGAGGAAATGGCGGCGGCGGTGGCGGCGGCGGCGGTGGGTCTCGTATTCAGCTTTGGGAAACATACACCAAATACACAACCGCGGATGGTTCTTCTGGTGGACATGGTGGTAAAGGAGGAGCTGGCGGAGACGGAGCGGATGGATGTGTAATTGTTTACTATGGCGCACCTAAAAAAAAGGTATCTGGCCCCGTGAAAGACAGAAATGGCCTCGTTGTTCTGGACAAGCTTGGCCGTCGGCTAATTGTGTGAGGTGAGAAAATGGAACTGACTCTGGAGGAGCGTGTAGCGGCACTTGAGCGGAAATTATTAGCCAGAGAAGCGGCAGAAGAACCAACCGAATACTACACCAGCAAATACAGCGGTGAGGAGATCGATGCCCTCCTGGACAAGGTGGCCGCTATGGATGGGGGCGGGGCATAATGCTCATCATGACGGATTGGTACATCTGCACCCCGCCTAAATTTTGCCTCGGGTTTGAGGGCGACAATGAGGCTGTAGTCCTCGAAATCTCCACAGACCTCACAGACGAGTGGGACTTAAAGGTGGATGTAGAGAAAGACGGTCAAAAGAATATTATCCAGCTCCAGCGCGTCGGGCAAGTATACTCCGCCTTGCTGACGGCCTCCATGCTGGCTGATGACGGCCAGTATTTAATGCAGGTCAGGGGCACCCTCGGGGAACAGGTGCGGCACAGTAATATATTCTATGCAACTGTCCATGACTCTATCAACGCCGTAGACGCTTTCCCGCCTCCTCTACCATCCGAGTTTGAGCAGATGGAGGAGCGTATCACAGAGCTGACCAAGCATCCCCCGAGGCCCGGACAAGACGGGTTTTGGGAGATTTGGAACCCGGACAGTGGACAGTATGAGGCGTCGGATATCCCTTTACCGGAGAGTGGAGGAGGTACATCCTACAACATCGGGCACGGGCTAAAGCTGGACAGAGACACAAGGACGTTATCTGTTGACACAGTAAACGGCTTTGACGAGGGTGATAATACGCTCCCAATTACCGCAGCCGCGGTGCAGGAGACGGTAGGCAACATCGAAATCCTGTTAGGGACAATTTGAAAGGTGGGAAAGCATGAGTGTAGCAACTGAAATCAGCAGAATCCAAACAGCGCGAAACGCTATCAGGTCAAAGGCCGTTGAACTGGGCATTGGCACAGGCACGGACGATCTGACCAAGCTGGCCGCAGAAATTGAGGCAATCGAGAACAGAGGCGCGGTATCTGCCACCGTCCAAGAGGGCGATACATATACCATCCCCAAAGGCTACCACAACGGCAGCGGCACGGTGTCCGGGGTGTCCGGCGGCGGAAACTATAACCTCCAGAGCAAGACCGTCACGCCTACCAAAGCCCAACAGAACGTGACACCCGACCCCGGCTATTATGGCCTGTCTGATGTGACAGTCAGTCCCATCCCCGAAAACTATCAGGATGTATCCGCCGTTACGGCTA